GTAAGGGGCTCGGTCATAGTTTCATAACCGGGAAGATCTCTATTCATGTTACATGAAGGCAGACTCTTTCCTCAACTTGGAGAGAATTATGTCAACAAAGCATGAATATACTGACAGTAGGACGTGGCAAACTAGCCCACAGAATTCCGTTAAATGCGGACTTTTGCGGATACTAGACCGCGATGGTGGTAATTATACACCAGGTGAGTCTTCGGGTGCACCGCACCCTTATTCTTATCATCTGTCAGAAACGTTCGATACACCATTTAAATGGGGTTCTACAACTAACCCAAATATGTGGTTTTACTCGTCTCCTCTCGCCGTCGGCTTTGAATCGCCGATTTGGACTTCCGAGGATCAGCTTAAGTTGATCAATAAGCTTGGTGCAAAACACGACAATACGTCGTTCGATGCAGGTATAGCTGGAAGTGAGTTGGGACGCGCAACGGATATGCTCGCAGGGCGTGTCAAACAGCTGGCAACAGCTGCGAAACAGGCTCGGCGTGGCAACCTTAAGGGTGTAGCAGATGCCCTTGGGGCCGGTGCGGGGAAAGTATCGAACAATCGCAGGAAGATTTCTTCCCGCGACCAAGCGAAAAACAACCAAAAGTTGTCTGACGCTCAACTAGAGTTCCAATACGGTATTAAACCGTTAGTGGACGATATTTGGAGTCTAGCTGGTACAATTGATGGGTTCACACGTAAAAGAACTCGTCGCGTGAGGGTCAGTCGCCGAAAGAATGGAAAGGTTGTAATCAATCAATTCTTCCCAGGCACTGGAACTATCTTCATGAGTCGGTCTATTGTTGCCTTTTTGGAGCAAGAGGAACCGACACTGCCAGAACGACTTGGTTTAGTCAATCCGGCAGGTATCGCTTGGAATGCGATGCCCTGGTCTTTCGTTATTGATTGGGTAATACCAATCGGTGATTGGATCGAAGCGCAGTCTTTCGCGCTTCGGGCTAGGGGGACGTTTGTTACGACTACTTTCGAGTATCGTTCTGCGTCCGGCTCTGGAACTACTAGTATAGTAGGTCCTGGTCAGTGGATTGATGGAGGCTGTCAATGGTTTGTGAGAGATGTTTCTGTCTCACGGACTATATCTAACTCTATCGATGTACCTCTTCCCGGATTAAAGTCCTCTCTTTTTGGAGGAAAACCTTTAACCCGTTTGGGAAACGCGTTGGCTCTTGCTGCTAATGCACTAACCAAAGGAAAGTAAGTTCACTTTCAAATGATTAAGCAACAATCCTGTTGCTTAATAACAAAGCCTGTAATCAGGCCAATTATGAACCTCCGTCATAGTTGCTATCTAAATTGGAGAAAAAATGGCTGATAAAGCTAACATCGTGTCCTACATGGACAATGCGACGACTTCTGTCACTCTCAAACCGTACTCCTCATCGAAAGACGAAGAGAAGTGGATTGATAGTGCTTCTGATATCGAACAACGATTTAAGAAGGTTTGCCAATTTTCGCGACAGTTTGCGAAGGATGGTACAGAACGTCGTCTGATCAAAGTAAGTAACCCGGTGACGAAACTCATAAACTCTATTAGTTCAGGAGTGATCGATACTAACGCGACTCTAAACTTTGATATCACCCCGTACATCGTTGTGCCTGTACCACCTGGCGCAACTGATGCTGATATTGCTTCAGCTCTGAAAATGCTGATCAATACCGTAATGGGTGATGCGACTGCCGGGACTGCAAATGCTTTCCTGAATGCCGCGGACCAAGGGCGCGACTTTTTAATTCATGGCTTCTTGCCTGATTAATTGGTCTCTCTCATATTGTCGATGACGCACATCCGTGCTTCCGACACACTACTCAATCCTATAAGGAGATTTGAAAATGAACGATCAGTTCACCTGTAGTGCAAATTGGTTAAAGGAGTCCTCCGTTGAAGAAACGATCAATTTTCTCATCCGGTTTGCCCTTGAACACGCTTCTAAGTCAGGCCCTTACCGCGAAATGCTCGAAACCTTGGTGTCGAGTCGCGATTGGGATGGTCTTGTTAACTTTGACCTTGACTACGGGCGTGGATCTACAATCGAGCTTTTAAACGCTCGTCAATGCTTGGGGTTCTTTCAGAAATTGAAGGATCTCCCTCTTGGTTTAGACCTTGAGAAGGTAGCATTTGATAAATTTGTAGATGCCGAACGTAATTGTCTTGCGACTAATCAACGACTAAGAAAAGCTCGAACTGGTGATATCCTACCACCGGCTCGCGTAGCGTCTGTTCTTTTGACAGCGCAGCGAAAAATTAGCTCTATCTTAGGAGACGATGTTCCGTCGCTTGACGCACTGCACTTTGCGTTCGGTCCAGGTGCAAATACTTCCGTTAAGGCAACAGCTAGTTCACCTCGGTGGAAGTTGAGTGCCCAATTGGAGTGTTCAGCTGAGCTGGCGCCCTGTCTAGGGGCGTTACAAACACAGTTTCCTCATTGGTTTTATGAGCACCGTACCCGTAATACCGGTACACTTGGTGCCCTTGAGGATCATCTAGAACGTTGGATGGTACCAGTACATGTTGTACCTGGTAAACTGAGCTTTGTTGACAAAAACGCGAAGACCAAACGGTCTATCGTCGTTGAGCCTATTCTTAATGCCGTTGCCCAAAAAGGCGTCGGTACGTATATTAAGGGTAGGCTCCGTAGTGTAGGTCTAGATCTTCGCACGCAGGCTGAGACAAATAAACGTCTTGCGCAACGTGCGTCAATCGATAAGTCGCTAGCAACGATTGACCTATCAGCAGCATCTGATACAATCTCTTACGAGGTTGTTGCCGACCTGCTACCCCTGGATTGGTTCCTGTTTTTGAGGAACTTTCGTACTGGCCGCATTGTTTACGGTGAGGACGAGATCCAACTTCAGAAGTTTTCCTCTATGGGAAACGGCTTCACATTTGAACTTGAGACCTTGTTATTCTGGTCGATAGCTCATAGTGTCTGCTGCGTCGAAGGTATTGACGCATCTGAGGTCAGCTGCTTTGGTGATGACATTATATTGCCAACAGCAGCATGTGACTTGCTGTTCGTAACCCTTGAGTATCTTGGGTTTTCGATAAATCGGTCCAAAAGTTTCTGGACTGGTGATTTCAGAGAGTCATGTGGCGGGGACTACGTTTGTGGTTTCGATATTCGACCGTTTTACCAGAAGGACTTGGTGAGCGGTAGAACACTTTTCTTATTGCATAACTTCTATATGCGTCATTTCGAATTTGAAATGGCTAGTATGGTTGTAGACGCAATACCTGAGGCCCTACGTATTTATGGGCCCGACGGTTACGGTGATGGTCATCTCATCGGCACTTGGCTTAGTACCGCGCGCTTAAAAACGCCGTGGAAAAAGATGGGTTATGGAGGAGTGGTTTTTGATACTTTTACCGAAGGTAAGCTTCGTCTTAACGACAAGCTTATCCCAGGTGATCGTGTACTTCCTTTCTATAGTATTTATGCTGGTGAGAGGGAGGAGATTCAACTGGATTATCTAGATGATAGTAATCAGGCAACTGATCACTTTATCGTCAGAGGATCTAGCGGATATCAGAGACATTCGATCTACACTTTGTCTACTGGGGTTTATCTCCGGTAGTTTTATTCGTCACGGCTAATTTTGTGACCCGG